GCCAGCTATATTGCCATCAGGAAGAAGTCTTTGGGAAGAATACTGGAAGGTAGATGAACTTGAGAAGATTAAGGCAACTTTACCTATATCACATTGGGAAGCGCAGTATCAACAGAATCCTGTTTCAGAAGAAAGTGCGATTGTTAAAAGAGAGTGGTGGAAAGAATGGGAAGATAGAAACCCACCAAAATGTGAATTTATAATTCAATCTTGGGATACCGCTTTTTTAAAAACACAACGTTCTGACTATTCAGCTTGTACTACTTGGGGAGTATTTTATAAAGAAGGTGAGAATGGATATCCAGCACCACAGATAATTTTATTAGATGCATTTCAAGAAAGATTAGAGTTCCCTGAATTAAAACGTAGAGCATATGAAGAACATCAAGTGTGGATGCCTGATGCTTTTATTGTTGAAGCAAAAGCTGCTGGCTCTCCTTTAATATTTGAATTAAGAAGGATGGGCATACCTGTTCAAGAATTTACACCATCAAGAGGTAATGACAAGATAGCACGTGTTAATGCAGTTGCAGATTTATTTGCATCAGGAACTGTATGGTATCCAAAGAAAAGATGGGCAGAGGAAGTTGTAGAACAATTTGCTTCCTTCCCTGTGGGAGACCATGACGATTTAGTTGACTCCTCAACACAAGCATTGTTGCGTTTTAGACAAGGTGGTTTTATTACATTAGACCATGATGAAGATGATGTGTTTATGCAGTCAGATAAGATTGCCAAATACTATTAATATGTTTAAACTGATATAAATGGCAGAAGAAAATGTTGATATAACTGTTGTCAACCCAGAAGCAGTTTCTATAGAAACTGAAGATGGGGGGATGCTAATTGATTTCGATCCTTCCATGATGGAAGAAGAAGTTCCCTTTGATGCTAACTTAGCAGAATACATTTCTGAAAAAGATTTAAGTTTTATTGGGCATGAACTTGTTTCAGCTTTTGAAGCTGACAAAGATTCCAGAAGTGATTGGGAAAGAACTTATACAGAAGGTTTAGATAATCTTGGTTTGAAGATTGAGGAAAGAACAGAACCTTGGTCTGGTGCTTGTGGTGTATATCATCCATTGCTATCAGAAGCAGTTGTACGTTTTCAGTCTCAAGCTATTACAGAAATATTTCCAGCAGCTGGTCCAGTACGCACGAGTATAGTTGGCAAAATTACAGAAGAAAAAGAACAACAAGGTAAAAGAGTTCAAGACTATATGAATTATCTTCTTACAGAAGAAATGAAAGAATATAGAAATGAAACAGAGAACATGTTGTTCTCTTTACCTCTTGCCGGTTCTGCTTTTAAAAAGATTTATTGGGATGTAAACATGCAAAGACCTTGTTCAATGTTTATACCCGCAGAAGATTTTGTAGTTAGTTATGGTGCAGCAGATTTAAGAACAGCTTCACGTGCCACGCATGTCATGCGTATGACTCTAAATGATATTTTAAAATTACAATACGCAGGTTTTTATAGGGATGTTGAATTACCACAGTCTAGTATTGGAACTGATAGAATAAAAGCAAAGTACAATGAACTTGCTGGAGACAGTCCTAGCTTTGAATATGATTTGAACTCATATAGTAAAGATGGATTACACACAGTTTTAGAAATGCACGTTGATTTAGACCTTGAAGGTTTTGAAGATCAACGCAATGGAAACAAAACAGGCATTGCATTACCTTATGTTGTTAGTATAGATCAAGGTTCAGGTGAGGTTTTATCAATAAGACGCAATTATTTAGAGTCCGATCCACTAAAAGAACGTAGACAACACTTTGTTCACTATAAATATATGCCCGGATTAGGCTTTTATGGCTTTGGTTTAATACATATGGTAGGTGGATTAGCAAAATCAGCTACTTCTTTGCTTAGACAACTCGTAGATTCGGGTACTTTAGCCAATCTTCCGGGTGGTTTAAAGACTAGAGGGTTAAGAATTAAGGGTGATGACACTCCAATATACCCCGGAGAGTTCCGAGATGTCGATATTCCGGGTGGAAGCATCAGAGATAACATAACTTTCCTTCCATACAAAGAACCATCAGGTACTTTATACCAATTATTAGGCAATATTGTTGAAGAAGGGCGTAGATTTGCCTCTATTACAGACTTAAAGGTGTCTGATATGAACAATCAAGCGCCAGTTGGGACTACATTAGCGCTATTAGAGCGCAATATGAAGGTAATGGGTGCAATTCAAGCTAGATTACACGCCTCAATGCGCCAAGAACTAGGTATTTTATCGGATATTATCAAAGATTACATGCCAGAGGACTACGAATACGAAGTAGATGGCGAAGCTGCCATAAAAGGAGTGGACTTTGACGAAAGAATAGACGTAATTCCAGTATCTGACCCTAATGCTGCGACTATGGCGCAAAGAATCATGCAATATCAAGCTGCACTACAGCTTGCACAGTCTGCACCGCAGATGTACGACATGCCAAAGCTACATAGACAGATGTTAGAGGTACTAGGCATACGTGATCCGCAAGATATCGTACCATTAGAGGATGATATTAAACCAACAGACCCTGTTTCAGAGAACATGGACATATTAAATGGAAAACCTGTGAAAGCTTTCGAGTATCAAGACCATGCTGCACATATAACAGTTCATATGTCTATGATACAAGACCCCAAGATACAAGAACTTGCAGGACAAGCGCCTAATGCAGAAGCAATACAGGCTGCATTAAGTAATCACATTATTGAACATATAGGTTTCGAGTATAGAAGGCAGATCGAAGAAGAAATAGGAACTAAACTGCCACCACTAGGAGAACCATTGCCACCTGAAATTGAATCAAGGTTGTCTTCTTTAGTTGCAGCAGCTGCACAACAATTACTAGGTAAAAATATGCAAGAAGCACAGATGGAAGAAATACAAGAACAAATGCAAGACCCTGTATTACAAATGCAACAACAAGAACTAGCCATCAAAGCACAACAAGCACAGTCTAAAACAGAAACTGATGAAGCACGTATAGCAGCTGACTTAGAAAAAGCTAGAATGAAAGATGAATTAGAAAGAATTAAAATAGAAGCTGACCTTGAAATGGCTGGCGCTAAAGTTGGAGCAGACATAGCCAGAGTATCTGCACAAGAAAGAACTAAGGGCGCAGAGATAGGAAGAAAGATGGCAGAAACTATAACTAAAGACAATGGAAGCTGATATAAAGTTTACAGAAAGCTTGACACAGAGTTTAAACGATGAGATAAATAGAATCACAGAAGTCCTAGTAGATGGTGAAGTTAAGGATTTATCAGAACTTTACCACCTTAAAGGCAAGATAGAAGGGTTACGTATTGCCCTTCGTGAGATAACTGATAAATATAATATGGTTATCGAAAGTGATTAATACGCACCTTTCATGGTGAAAGGAACGGAGAACGTCAGACTCCTATATATTTGACGCAACATAAGGTAACTTATGACAGTAGAAGCAGTTAAGGGTAACGAGACTGAAACAGAAGAAGCTTCTGTAGCAACTCAATTACCTGAACCTCAAGGATATAAAATATTAATAGCACTACCTGAAGCAGAAGAAACTACAGATGGTGGTATTATTATTGCAGATCAAACTAGACGTATAGAAGAAACAGCCTCAATAATAGGATTTGTTTTAAAACTAGGACCAGATTGTTATAAAGATGAAAAACGTTTTCCCAATGGACCATATTGCGAAGAAGGCGATTTCGTTATTATGAGATCATATAGTGGTACTAGAATGAAAATACACGGGAAAGAGTTCAGACTTATTAATGATGATACTGTTGAAGCAGTTGTAAGAGACCCAACAGGAATAGTAAAAGCATGACAGAAGAAGCACAAACTATAACTTCCGATGAGGAATTAGCATCAGTTAATACTGTTGAAGTTCCTATACCAGATGTTGAAATCGACATTATTGATGATAGACCTCTTGAAGATCAAAAACCTCCAAGACAAGTTAATGCTGATGATAATGTAGATGATGAAATTGAAGGCATTGGAGAAAGAACCAAAAAACGTATTGATAAATTAAAATACGATTATCACGAAGAAAAGAGAAGGGCAGACGCAGCACAAAAAGTTAGAGATGAATCAGTTGGTATAACTAGACAACTGCATGAAGAAAATCAAAAACTTAAAGCTACTGTTGCTAAAAGCGAAGATGCTCTTATTAATAGTTTAAAAACTAAAACATCAACTGAAATAGAATCTGCAAAGGCTGAATATAAAACAGCTTATGAAGCAGGCGATACTGATAGGATGTTAAATGCTCAAGAAAAATTAAGTTCAGCAATAGCTGATAAATCATATGTAGAGAACTATGTTCCTACTATGCCACAAACTAATGGGCAACAAGCACAACAGTATCAACAACCTCAACAAGAATACCAACCACAACAACCTGTATATCAACAACCAGCACCTGACCAAGCTATTGATCCAGCTGCTGCTGAATACATAAGGAACAATCCTTGGTTTGAACGTGCTGGTGATGAGGACATGACAGCATTAGCATATGGTATGCACGCTAAGTTAGTAAGAGAAGGAATAGACCCTATAAGGGATTCTGAAATTTATTATACAAAAGTTGATGCAGCTATGAAAGAAAGATTTCCAGAACGTTTTGAAGAAACTACTGCATCTTCACAACGACCCTCGACTGTGGTAGCACCAGCGCAGAGTGCAGTTAACAAAGACTCAAGTTGACCTCGCCAGACGACTTGGACTTACACCAGAACAATACGCAACGCAATATGCGAAGGAGTTAAATAATGGATAAGTTAGATAAAGATCAAGAAAATAATCAAGATCAAGAGCGCAACCCACGTGAGTTAGAATCAAGAGATACTAACGCACGAGAGAAACCTTGGACTCCCCCCAACTTGTTGCCTGACCCCACTCCACAAGATGGATATGTTTTTCGTTGGATTAGAACAGCTGCTGCTGGTCAGTCTGATAATATGAATGTATCTACTAAAATGAGAGAAGGTTGGACACCAGTTAAAGCAGAGGACCATCCTGAATTGCAAATGGTGAGAGATCGAAATTCGCAATTTGAAGGATGTGTTGAGGTAGGCGGATTGCTTTTATGTAAAGCACCTAAAGAAGAAATTGAAAAGAGAGCCAAGTATTTTAGCGATCAGGCTTCTCAACAAATGGAAGCTTTAGATGCTAATTACATGAGAGAAGAAAATCCTGCTATGCCAATGTTTAAAGAAAGGAAGTCTCAGGTTACTTTTGGTAAAGGTGGTAAATAATTATCATCTTTGTTTTATTAATTTTTTGTATTTAAAAAGGTATATAAAATGAGTAGTTCAGCAGAACCTTACGGAGCAAGACCAGTAGGCACATTGTCTGCTAATGGTTCTTACTCTGGAAAGGTTAGACATTACAGTATAGCTTCTGGCTATGCTACTAGCATTTTCTATGGTGACTTTGTTAAATTAGTTGCTGCCGGTGGTGTTGAAAAAGACACAGGTACAACTTCATTAACACCTGTAGGAATATTCCTAGGTTGTTCTTATACTGATCCAAATACAAACCAGTTAACTTTTAACCAAATGTGGACTGCAAGCATTGCTGCATCTGATGCAGTAGCTTATGTTATAGATGACCCTGATGTTATTTTTGAAATGCAAGCGGACGGAACGGGTGCGCAAACTGTTATTGGAAATAACGTTGCAGTTGTCCAAACAGCAGGTTCAACCACTATTGGTACAAGTAAAAACGCTGTTGATATATCTACTGTAGCTGCTACTACAGCTACACTTCCTATTAGGATAGTAGATATCTCGTCTAAATCTGGCAACACAGCCGGTGATTCATACACCGACTTAGTTGTTAAATTTAATGCGGGACATATCATGCGTAATACAACTGGCATTTAATCATTAGGAGATATAAGAAATGGCAATTTCAAGAGCGCAGTTACTTAAAGAACTCCTTCCGGGGTTGAATGCACTATTTGGATTAGAGTATTCTAAGTACGAGAATGAGCATGAGGAACTTTACGAAACAGAATCTTCGGACAGATCGTTTGAAGAAGAAGTTAAACTAAGTGGGTTCGGTCAAGCTTCAGTTAAAGATGAAGGTTCAGCTATCAATTATGATACTGCACAAGAATCTTTTAGCACTCGTTATAACCATGAAACTATTGGCATGGGCTTTGCCATAACAGAAGAAGCGATGGAGGATAATTTATACGATTCGCTTTCTGCACGTTATACTAAAGCACTTGCTAGAAGCATGGCTTATACAAAGCAAGTAAAAGCAGCCAATCCTTTTAACCAAGGATTTAGTGGTGGTACGTTTAATTCTGGCGATGGTGTTGATTTGTTTTCTGAATCACATCCATTAGTGTCAGGAGGAACTAACTCCAACACATTTGCAACACAAGCAGACCTTAATGAAACTTCATTAGAGAATGCTGTGATACAAATTGCTGGATGGACTGATGAGCGTGGTTTGCTAATAGCAGCTAAACCTCGTAAGTTAGTTGTTCCACCAAATGGAATGTTTACTGCTTCACGTATCTTAGAATCTGATGGAAGACCAGCAACAGCTGATAACGATCTTAACGCAATTAAAGCCAATGGAACTATTCCAGAAGGCTATGTGGTAAATCACTTCTTAACAGATACTAACGGATGGTTCTTAATGACAGACGTGCCAAATGGCTTCAAGCACTTTGCACGTACTCCATTAGAAACCAGCATGGATGGTGACTTCGATACTGGAAACGTAAGGTACAAAGCAAGAGAAAGATACTCCTTTGGAGTTTCTGATCCGCTAGGTGCTTTTGGTTCTTCAGGATCAAGCTAGTAACTTGAGGGGAGTTGAAATGATATATACTCCCCTTTCTTTCTAGGGATTAATTTCTATCGACTGCCCTAGCAGACAAGCCAAGACGATAGATTAATTAAGGAGACTTAATAATGGCAAACACAACTTTCAATGGACCGGTTAGGTCCGAGAATGGTTTTGAACAGATCAGTAAAAATTCAGATACTGGTGCTGTAACAACCAATTTAGATATAGATACAAGTGGTAATATAACTACAACAGGTTATGTTTCTGCTTACTCTAATATTAGTAGCATTACAACAGCGACTAAAAATGTAGAGTCAACTGATTCAGGAACTGTATATGTTTTTAACAGAGCAGCCGGTATTGTAGTTACATTACCTACAGCAGCAGCTGGTTTGAATTATACTTTCATAGTTGGTACAACTTTCACAGGAGCAGGACAAATTAATACTGACAATACTAGCGATTTATTCTCTGGATTTGCTCAGATATTTGATCCAGCAACTGCGGGTGATACTAATACTTTCATCCCTGATGCAAGTAATGATGATACTATTGATTTAGGTACAGCAGCACAAGGCTGGTTAGTAGGCGGTGTAATTCGTTTACACGCTACATCAGCAGCAGTATGGCATTGTGAAGCTTTCTTGCATGGTGATGGTACATTAGCAACTCCATTTGAGTAAGGAGTAAATAATGGCTGATGCAGTAACAAGTCAAACTATCTTAGATGATGGTGGTAAAAATCTAATAATGAAGTTTACCAACATAAGTGATGGCACAGGTGAAAGCAATGTAGCTAAAATTGATGTGTCAGCTTTAACAGCTGGCATGAATGGACAAGCTTGTAACAGAGTTGTTTTAAATAAAATCTGGTTCAGTAATGTAGGTATGGGGTTTAAATTACTTTGGAATGCAAGTTCTAATGTTCATATACTTCAAGCACCTGCTGATTGGGCAGATACATGGGATTTTACTGACAGTTCAATGAACTTGCCGGGAATACCAAACAATGCAGGAAGCGGAGTTAATGGTGATTTATTGTTAACCACAGTAGGTCATTCAAGTGGCGATGCTTATAGTATTGTTATTTGGGCAACTAAAGGTTACGAAAAAGCTACTACAGCATAATGTCAGAGTCAGTTTATACTGATAAGAAACAACCTGTAGATGTTCGTCTAAGTGGACACGAAAGAGAATGCGCTTTACGTTATGAATACATAGAGCGCAGACTTGACGAAGGTAGCAAAAAATTTCTTAGAATAGAAAATATGCTATGGGGTTTGTATGGTGTTGTTGCTGTAGCTGTAGCTTATATGAAAATAATGTAATGAGTGATAGAGAAAGATTTTCAGGAGACATGGATAGGAATGAAGTTGAGATCGATCTCAGCAAATTCATGGAACTGTTACAAGAACAATCAAAATTAAAAGATCGTATAAGAGAATTAGAAGATGAAGGTAATAGAAATCCTCATCAAAAATGGATTCATTTAGCACAAGCAGTAGACTCATGGAGAATTTTTCCAAGAGCCTTTTTAACTGTGTATATCTTTTTACTTTACTATACTGTTATGTGGTTTATGGAATTGCCTGAACCAAGTTTTGAACAGTCAGGTTTGATTTCTATAGTCGTAGGTGCAGGTGCTGCATGGTTTGGATTATATGCTGGCACAACTGGTTCATCTAAAAGTTTTAAAGGAGAGAATGATAATAAGTAATGGCTAAAGACAATAAGTTAAAAAATGCTGGAGTAAGTGGTTATAACAAACCAAAGCGTACTCCTAACCATCCAAAAAAATCACACGTTGTAGTTGCAAAAAAAGGAGATAAAACAAAAACAATACGTTTTGGACAACAAGGTGTTAAAGGCGCAGGTAAAAATCCACAATCAAAAAAAGATAAAGCACGTAAAAAATCTTATTATGCTAGGCATAATGCACAAGATTCTAGTCCAGACAAACTTAGTGCAAGGTACTGGAGTCATAAAGTTAAATGGTAATTAGTAGAAATCAAACAAAGAAACAAATGACAGGCAATAAAAAAAACAAATCAAAAGTAAACGAAGCTGGTAATTATACTAAACCTGATATGAGAAAAAAATTATTTAAGAGTATTAAAGCAGGAACTAAAGGTGGGAATGCAGGTCAATGGTCAGCACGTAAAGCACAAATGTTAGCTAAGAAGTACAAAGAAAAAGGCGGAGGATACAAATGAAGGGAGTAAAACATTACAAAAAAGATGGTACTGAACATAAAGGAAGTTCTCATAAAATGCCTAATGGAGAATTACATACTAATAAAACCCATACTAAAACAAGTGTTAAGTTATTTCATTTTAAAGACTTATCTAAGAAAGCAAAGGCAAAAGCTAAGAAGTAATGAGCATAGCGAAGTCACAAAAGTCTTTAAAAGACTGGACTAAACAAAAATGGAAAACAAAAAGTGGCAAACCAAGTAAAGAAACAGGCGAAAGATATTTGCCTGAGAAAGCTATTAAAGCAATGTCTAGTTCACAGTATGCTGCATCTACTAAGAAAAAAAGAGAAGATACTAAAAAAGGAAAACAACATTCTAAGCAGCCTAAATCTGCTGCAAAGATATCTAAGAGGTATAGGTAATGTATGAATATAGTTGTAAAGTTGAAAGAGTTGTTGATGGAGATACCATCGATGTTGTGTTGGACCTTGGTTTTAACATTCTTCATAAGTGTCGTGTTCGTTTATATGGTATTGATACTCCCGAGTCACGGACTCGTAATCTTGATGAGAAAGCTAGAGGAAAGTTGGCTGGGTCTTTCTTAAAAGAAGCTATAGATAAAGGCAAAAAAGTTGTTATACAAACAAAACTTAAAGACTCTAAAGGTAAGTTTGGCAGAGTGTTAGGTGAAGTTGTAGTTGATGGTGTAAACATCAATGTGAAGATGGTTGATGAAAACTATGCAGTAGCTTATTACGGACAATCAAAAGAAGATATAGAAAAAGAACATTTAAAGAACAGAGAAATTTTAATTAATAATGGTTTATTGGTACTTTAAAATAAAGTAATATGTTTAAACGGAGGAAAAAAATATGCCAAAAGTAGGTAAAAAAGATTTTTCTTATGATGCTAAAGGTATGAAAGCAGCAAGAGAAGAAGCAAAAAAAACTGGTAAAGATATGGTTATTAACTATGACGAAGGTGGTATAGTTGGTGATTATCAAGATACAGTCAAGAAAAAATATGGTGGTATAGTGGAGTAATGCCAAAACAATAAAAGCGTAAATGTTTATATTTAACATATGGCTACAGCCACAACTAATAATTTTGATTTAGATATATCAGAAGCAGCTGAAGAAGCATTTGAACTTGCCGGTTTAGAAATGAGAACCGGATATGATCTACGTACAGCAAGACGTAGTATTAATTTAATGATGCTTGAATGGGCTAATAGAGGTTTAAATCTATGGCAAGTTGAAGAAGGAAGTACAACATTAACTTCTGGAACAGCAACGTATACTTTAGATGCAGACACTATTGATTTATTAGAACATCATCTTAGGACTAATGATGGTGATAGTAGCACACAAAGTGATACTGCTTTAACTAGAGTATCTTTTTCACAATACTCAGATATACCTAATAAATTAGATCAAGGTAGACCTAATGAAATATTAGTAAATCGTAATAGTGGTACAACTACATTTACAGTATATCCAGTACCAGATAGTGCAGAAACATATAAAGTAGTTTGGTATAGGTTAAGGCAGATATATGATGCAGGAACACCTTCTTCAAATACTATAGATATCCCTAAAGTATTTTTACCATGTTTAGTAGCAGGTTTAGCATATTATATTGCTATGAAAAATCCTGAAGCTGGACAAAGAATACCATTTCTAAAACAACAATACGAAGAACAATGGAAACTTGCATCTGAAGAAAACAGAGTAAAAGCAGCTGTAAGGTTTGTTCCGGGAGGTTATTAGTATGGCATATGCTAAAGGTAAATATGCTTATGGAATATGCGATAGAACTGGATTTAGATATCCTCTTAAAGATTTACGTAACCAAATTAAAGATCAAAAAAGAACTGGATTGTTAGTAGGTAAAGATGTTTTAGATAAAGATCAACCACAATTACAACTAGGAAGAACAAAAGTTAATGACCCTCAATCATTAAGAAATGCTAGACCGCAAAATGATTTAGCACAAAGCAGAGGTTTATTTGGATGGAATCCTATTGGCGGTTGGAACTCAGCTTATGGTGATAGTAATTTAGATGCTTTAATATTAAAAGGAAAAGTAGGTAACTTAAAAGTAGAAACAAGCTAATGTCATTTACATTTACAACACTTAAATCAGCAATACAAGATTACACAGAGAATACAGAGACCACATTTGTTAATGATCTTTCTATTATAATAGTTCAAGCTGAAAATAGAATTAACAGTACAGTACAGTTACCTGATTTTAGAAGTAATAAAACTGCTTCAACATCAACTGATAATCCATATTTAGCAATACCAGATGATTTTTTGTATCCTTATTCATTAGCTGTTTTAAATTCTGATAGTGAATATAATTTTTTATTAAATAAAGATGTAAATTTTATACGAGAAGCATATCCAGCAAGTGGTTCAAATAAAGGTTTACCTAAATTTTATGCACAGTTTGATGAAGATCATTTTATATTAGGACCAACTCCTGATGCTAATTATGTAGTTGAGTTACATTATTTTTATTTACCAACATCTATAACTACTTCTACAGATGGAACAAGTTGGTTGGGAACTAATGCTCCAGATGTATTATTATATGGATGTTTAGTTGAAGCATATACTTTTATGAAAGGAGAACCTGATATGATTGCTACATATGACACTAGATATAAAGAAGCATTACAACAATTAGCAATAGAAAATGATGGAAGAAATAGAAAAGATGCTTATCGTAGAGGGCAATTTAAAATAGAAGGACAATAATGTTAACAGAAAGAATAGAACATTTAGAAGGTAAGAGTATAGCTATAGTTGCTATGGGTATGAGTCAAATAGATTATCATATGTCTGTAGTGCATAGCGATAAGTTTGACGAAGTTTGGGTAATTAATGCGATGATAGGCGTAGTTAAAAACGCAGATAGAGCATTTATATTAGACCCAATGACACGTTTCTTTGATACAGATGAAGCAGCTGATATGACAGAAATGATGAGAGAAGAATTACCTAAAATAGAATATCCAATATATTCATGTGAATTAGATTCAAGAGTGCCTGCTGTGGAAGAATTTCCCATTGAAGCTTTAATAAAAGATACAGGGTGTGGTTACTTAAATAATACAGTTGCATATGCAATAGCTTTTGCTTATTGGAATAAAGTAGGTTCAGTAAGTATGTTTGGTACAGATTTTACTTATAACCACAATGCACACTTTGCAGAAATGGGTAGAGCATGTTGCGAGTTTTGGTTAGGCAAATGCATGGAAAGTAATATACTTGTGCAAGTTGCAGTAAGATGTAATCTATTAGATTGCAATGTAGATGTTAAAGATAAACTATATGGTTATCATCGTTTAAACGATCCTATAGTATCTTATGTAAAAGATAATGAACTTCAAGTTTGTAAACATTCTGAAGTAATACAAGAAACAGTAATACCTCATGGAATAATTGGTAGAGAAAATCCTAAAGAGTGGATAATAGATGAACGTTTAAACGGAAATGGACCACCAGAACCAAATGTACCATAATGCAAACAGATAAATTTGAACTATCAATAGGTAATTTAGGAGTAACTACTACTCATAATAGAGGTCATTCTGTTGAAGAATTAGCTGAAATGGCTACAAATAAACTTATTTCTATAAGCGAAGATGCTGATCCTATGGTAAAAGCACAGGCTCATGCATTTAGAGATAGATGTAAATGGATCATTCAATTCTATGTAAATGAAGGAATAAAAAATCACGTTTGCACAGTTTGTAATGAATTAGAAAAACAAGGTCATAAAGACCTAGCAAATATAATAAGGAGGCTGTAATGGCTATAACACAAGCAATGTGTACGTCTTTTAAAAAAGAACTTTTAGAAGGTGTGCATAATTTTAAAAACTCAGGTGGTAACACATTTAGATTGGCACTATATACAAGTAGTGCAACTATGAGTGCAGCTACTACTGCATATACAACTTCGCAAGAAGCTAGTGGAACTAACTATACTGCTAAAGGTGAAAGTTTAACTAGGGTTGATCCTACTACTTCAGGAACAACAGCTTATACAGACTTTGCTGATTTAACTTTTGGAACAGCAACTGTAACAGCTAGAGGTTGTATGATCTTTAATGATTCAGCTTCAGGCGATCCAGCAGTAGCAGTATTTGATTTTGGTGCAGATAAAACATCTACAGCAGGTTCATTTACAATTACTTTTCCAACAGCAGATGCAAGTAACGCTATCATAAGAATAGCTTAATATTAATAGCCTATGGCTAATATAGCGGGTTGGGGTCGTAGTACATGGGGTTCTGGCACATGGGGTGAGCCAGTACCTGTAGAACTTACAGGTGTTGCTGGAACAACAGCACTAGGTACTGAAACAGTATCGTGTGATGCTAATGTAGCAGAGACAGGAGTTGCAGCTACAGGTGCAGTTGGAAACGAAACAGTAACAGGTATAGCTAATGTAACAGTTACTGGATTAGCTGGAACAACTGCATTAGGTTCTGAGTCTGTAAGTGCTGATGCAAATGTTACAGAAACAGGACTTGCTGGAACAGGTGCAGTAGGAACAGTATTAGCATCTGGAATTGCAATAACAGGCGTTTCAGGAACTGCATCTACAATAGGTTTAGGTGATGAGACTGTAACGTGTGATGCTAATGTGTATCCTACAAATGTAGTAGGAACAACAGCATTAGGCAATATAAGTTTAGTTACTGTAAATATAATATCAGTAACAGGTTTAAACGCTACAGGATCAATAGGTGATCCTACTATTACAGGAATTGCAAATATTTCTGTAACAGGTTTAAACGGAACGGGTGGCATTGGAACACTTGTAGTTTGGAGTAATGTTATTCCCGGAGTAACTACTTCTTGGTCTGCTGTTGATTCATCACAGACTACAACATGGGATGACGTAGCAGCATAAATGGTTTAATATTATAAGAGGAAAATAAAATGGCAAGTACATATGTAAATGATCTCAGGTTAAATGAGTTAGGAACTGGTGATGGTAGTGGTACATGGGGTACTACAACCAACACAAACTTAGAGTTAATAGCTGAAGCATTTAGTTATGGCACAGAAGCAATAACAACAAATGCTGATACACATGCTACAACTATAGCAGATGGTTCTACTGATGAAGGTAGATCAATGTTTCTTAAATACACAGGTGCATTAGATTCTACTTGTACTGTAACACTAGGACCAAACACAGTATCTAAAGTATGGATTATTGAAAATGCTACAACAGGCTCACAATCTTTAACTATAAAACAAGGAACAGGTGCAACAGTAAGTATACCAGCTAGTTCTACAAAAATTGTATATAGTGATGGTGCTGGTTCAGGCGGTAAAATAGTAGATGCTTTAGCAACTTTAAATTTAAATACAAGCGGAATAATAGAAACATCTTCATCTATACAAACACCATTAATAGAATACACAGATGGTGATGATGCTATTACTATTGCAGATGGTGGCGGTGTTACTATGGCTGCCGGTATTACATCTACAGCAGCAGCTAATTCTTTTGGAGCATCTAGTTTTGGTGATGCTGATATAACCAATGTTGGAGACATACAATTAGATTCAATTACAGGCGATGGAGATACAAATTCATCTATTACTTTTAGTGGTTCAGATGTAATTACAGTAGCTACTGGTGGTTCTGGTAGATTAACTATAGGTGATGGAGCATTATCACCTGTTACAGACAATCAAATAGATTTAGGTACAAGTTCATTAGAATTTAAAGATGCTTACTTTGATGGAACAGTTACAACAGATGCTTTAGTAGTAGGCGCAGTAACATACACAGCTACAGATGGTACAGATGGACAAATATTAACTTCTGATGGAAGTGGTAATGCTGCTTTTGAAGATGCACCTTCTACTGGTGCAAGTGATATAGATGGTTTATCAGATGCTAAATCAGGCGGAACAAATTTCACAAGGTCATTAATTTTAGGACACCAAACTACAGGAACTTTAAGTAGTGCAAGTGATAATACAGCAGTAGGCTATACAGCACTAGATGCTATCACTTCTGGTACACTAAATACAGCAGTAGGAAGTGCAACTTTATCAGCCAACACAACAGCAGCAAGCAATACAGCTATAGGATATGGTGCATTAACTACTACCACAACAGGTGGAGAAAACACAGCAGTTGGAAGGTCAGCTTTATTAGACCTTACTACAGGAACACGTAATGTAGCTGTGGGTACTTATTCAGGACAAAGTGTAACAACGGGTGGTAGTAATACATTTATAGGTTATCAAGCGGGAGATGCAGTCACTACAGGAGAATATAACACAGCAATTGGTAGGGATGCTTTATTATTAGTTACCACAGCTTCTAACAATACTGCAATAGGTACAAGTTCTCTTGATGCAAACACAACAGGAGACCATAACGTAGGAATTGGTGCAGGAACTCTTGGCGCTTTAACCACAGCCACAAATAACGTAGCTATTGGTA